TGATTTAACTTTAAGTTACAATCGTTACAGATGTCTTTTAAAGCTAAATAACTAAATCTAATCGGTCGTTTCTGACCGCCTATTTCTACCTTTTTCATTTTAATTTAAATTGATTTATAAAACTTTCTTTAGTGATATTGAACTTAACCAAATGTCGCACGGATTTACATTTCGCTTAAATATGAAGCTAGTTATACCCGCTTTAATAAGAACATTGTGTGTGCCTACTGATTTAGGTAAATCTATATCCTCAGCATCCCAACCATCTTGAATAGTAATTTCACCCGTGCCTGGACTAGCTGAAGCAATAGTGTATTGTAAACGATAATAATCTCCTACATTCATTATAAAGCCTTTAGATATTGCTCCAACTTCAGTACCAACAGGCGCAATTATTTTACCATTCAGGTCCAAGTCCATTTGGATAAACATTACCTGTACCTGTGAATGTAGCCGAACAAGTTAAATTATCTTCGACTCCTGCGTCAAAGCTTAAACTAGATACAAGTGCATTACCTTGCCAATGAGTAATATCGGTAGGGTCTTGATAATCGGTTGCACTAGGTGTCAATTCAATTTGCCAAGATGAAGTAAATATCTCATCTGAATTTTGAGCTGAATATAATCCTGGATAAAGATAAAAGCTAACATCACTTGCTGTTGAATCTATTGTTTTAGTTTGTACTGATACTCTAGTCCATTCTGTAGTACTTAGTCCTGTTATAGTCCAATATGCGCCTGATAAATGTGCAACTGTTCCGCTTCCCTCTATTTTTACTACAACAGAGCTAGATGATGTTTGACTATTGCTAGTTGCAAAACAAACTTGTGTTGTGCTACCGCTACCTTTAACATAAAGAGACCAATTAATCTTTCTATCTGTTATTCTAGGTGTATTTACAGAATAAGATAAATATCTATTTGTCTGAGAACTACTTGCTACGGTTAACTTACTAGCATTATATGTTGAATGAGGATCTTGTTGATTATTAAGTTGTGTTATATTTGCACTTAAATTAAAATTATCAACCCCACTTTGAGTAAGGTTAGTGCGAATAATGTTTCTAATTCTATCAGAGAAACTTAAATCGACTAAACTTCTTGCTTGTAGTTTATCGAAGAAATCAGTACCATCTAAAGGTACATCAGGATTTATTGACTGTAATATATCGGTTGATACTTCAAAAGATTTTAAACCACCCAAAGACTCAGACCATCCGCCTGAATCCTTGTTGGTTACATCTCTTAAATCCATATTAGTGCTAAACGAAGCTGATGTACTAAAAGCTACAGGGTCAAATATTGCACTTGAGCCAGGGGTAACTATTTCTATAATAATAGCACCCTCATTAAGAGTAGCTGTACCACTTACAATTTCTAAAGTAGGAACTATTCCTACAGCACCATTAGTAAAATCTCTATACTTATAATTACCATCTGTTTGCTCTGTTCCTGATACATAATCATAAGCTGCATCTGTAAGTATAGTATTTATAGCTGTCAAAACAGCAGTACCTGTATTAGTACTTGCTGCTGTAGATATATCATCAGAAACAACCCCACTATCATTAGTAAGATTATTTATTTTAACAGTACCAGTAGTCCCACCATCAGGAACTTCAATAGGGTCAGTAGTCAATACTCTAATCCTAGTAACTTGTTTAGCAGGGGCTGTCGTCTTAGCATAAACCAATAAATCCGAAGCGTTTTGAATTGCCATAATATATGGATTTAAAAGTTAATACTATGCGTTTTGAGCTAAGTCTCCTGTTCCTGTTAAAGAGATTGAATAAGTTGCGTTTTCTTCTACACCTGCATCTATTGAGATTGAAGTGATAAGAGCAGTTCCATCATAAAGCATACCTGAAAGACCAAATGTACATTGTATTGCTGTTCTTGCTTCAAAAGCTGTAAATAATGATTCTATGTCTGCACCTGTTGGTGAAGCTATATCAACGAAAGCATCTCCACTCATTTCCCAAGATTTAAGACCACCTAAGTTTTCTTGCCATCCTCCTGAAGATTTTGTTGTAGAATCACGAAGATCCATATTTACAGATAGAGATGCTGATGTAGAGTGAGCTACTGCTTCTAAACCATCTGCTGTAGTTATTTTTAGAACTACGTCTGTTGCGTTTTGAATTGCCATTTTATTTTAATTTTTAATTATTAGACAGTTAAAATTTACGTTTTTGTAGAATTTCTCAGGAGTCTTAAAATAGTCATCGTCTAAATCAAGAAATCTGAATTTCGCTGTGTAGCTTACACTATCTTCAGTATAAGTCACCTCGTACAAGTCTAAGGCTTCTACGGCTGCCTTGGCTTGATTATATGTCGTGTTATAAGAGTCTGCAAAACAAGCAATGCGAATTGATACATCACAAGAGTTAAGCGATCCACCTTTAGATAAAAAGTTTGATACATTAGTTATTTCATAAGTAGTACAAGGATAATCCTCTTCTTGTGGTATAATAACTGGAAAAACACTGTTATTACCATTAACTGCTGTAAAAGCTGCTGTTGCTTGTAACTTTGTTACTATTTCTTTTCCTATTACTGCAAACATCTAAAATCCTGCTTGTTTAATCATTTTATCTAATAACTTATCTAAGTCTTTCTCAGCTTGAACATAAATCTGTGATTCCATCTTTCTAGCTGTAGCCTGAAACACATCAGGTCGAGGAGATTGTATTGCATTACCTTTAATTTGCATCGCAGGTAAGTTCCTACTATCTGTCCCTTTAATTCTTATAGGTGTGGTTTTACGAACAATAGGACCAACAAATAAACCTGGCTCTCTCGACTGACGAGCTGTAATTATACCAATAGTTTTAAAGGTTGGAGTTCTACCACTTTTTCTTTTATAATTAGAGTTACTATTAAACTCTCTTTTATAAGCACTTTGAATACCTCTAGCTAATTTATTAGCAGCAGGTCTCAACGCTTTGTTTATGGCTGTACGAGATTGGCGAGATGTTTGACCTAGTTTTTTTAAACTACGCTGAACATCTTGAATACCTTGTACTCGTATCGTTCTATTATCAGCCATATTAAAGTATAGATTTATTTATATCAATTTTAGTAAAGAACTCTATATATTCTTTTCTAGGGTCTATTATATAACTTAAAATCTCATATACTTCATCTGTACGAGCATCTTCTAATATCCAAGTAGGAGATATAAAATTTTTTATATATTCATCATATCTAATTTGTATAAAAAACTTTCCGTAAGATTGTAATTGGTCTCCTTCAAATTTTTCATTTATATCTCGCAAAGATGTAACACTTTTTTTAGCCCAAAAAGTTTTTTCTAAATCATAACTAGCAACAGGGGTTTCACCAAAACTATTTCGATTCCCACTAGGTGATTTAAGTTGAAGTCGAATATTAAATTCACCTGCCTTTATTTGAGAAATAAAAGCCATATCCTATAAATAACATTTATAAGGTTGTAGTAATATCTCAGAAGCCATTGGAAAAGCTCTCTTGCGATCCTCTCTGAAATAATACATATCACTTGCAATTAATTTAATCGCTTGTTTAATTGCATCAGGAATATTACTTGCTGTTGCACCCATTCCTGTTACATATCTAAAAAACCAACGTGCTTTATTATTACCATCCATATCTCCCATAGGTACAATACCTGCAGGTTCAATAAAAGAACTGCTTTTACAAAAAATGTAAGGATTTGAATTTTTAAGAATGTAATTATCATATCCTACTACTACATAATCATCGTCTGTACTATCTACTAAACAAAATAACCCATCATCAGCTAGTCCAGATTGACCAAAATCCATTGTAACATCAGGAAAATACAAACTAAAGGTACTAGGTAAATCTTCATAAAAGAATATCTCATACCTAGCGTTTATAAAGTGTCTATTACAATAGTGTTCAGCCATTTGAGTCGCAGCACTTATATATGTAGCTAACAAAGTGTCCTCATCATTACTATCGATTCTAAGTTGAGCCTTTAATTCAGCAGTTGTAACTACTTGAGTAGTTGCAGCCGTCATTAGCTCTAAATTACCATATCTGTTTTGACTTGGGTTTAGATACTCGTAGTTATCAAAGTTATATATATTGTGCAAGTAATCGTGTGGCATCTTATTGTATAGTATTATAAAAGTTAATAAAGGGAAGTCCCGAAGGACTCCCTTTTATAAATATAATTCAGATGTTACGCTGTAACTGAAGTAGCTTTAACAAATCCTGCACCATCAGAAACACCCCAGTCCATATATTGGTTAAGAACCAATCTAGTCTGACCGTTTACGGCTACAGAATAAGGGTCTACCATAATATCTAAACCACCGAACATTCCGATGTATAGTTTAGAGAAATCACCGAAGTAGAAGTCACCTGAAGTTCCTGCAACTTTAGTACATCCGTTAGTGAAGTAAGCAGGGTAACCATTGATTAAGTTTCCTTGAACACCTGCACTTACAGAAGCTACTTGAGCAGAACGCTTCAATTCAGCCATTAAAGCAGGAGAAGCAACATAAGATAAGTTACCTTCTAATCCACCTGCTTCAGCTAAAGCTTGTTCAGCAGATACAAAGTCAGCCATAATAGAAGCGTTTGCCGAGTAAGCTGCCTCAGTAAATGTAGTAGAAGCTGCCGCACCAAGAGATGCAGGCGCACCTGATACACTTGCTGTAGAGAATATAGCTGCATCCATTTTTTGTCCTACTGCACGACCTAAATCACGAATGATTGCTGCCTCTGCTGCATTTCCGTTTTGCAATAATAATTGCTTAGAGATATTTACATAAGCTGCTAAACGAACTGGATTCAATTCAACTTTTCCGAATTGTGCGCCGCCATCTGCTGCTGCATCAATCTCACCTTCCCACTCTACTGAAGAAGCTCCAGTTACAGGAATATTAGTGTTAGCTGAAAGACCTGATAAAATGTTTGCACCAACTTTGTCAAACACAGAAGCCTCACGCATAGCATCAGCAAAAGCTAATACATTTGTAGGAGCAATAGCTGAACCTGTTTGAGTTACATCAGCACGTTGCTCTAACATAAATGAAGGAATACCTAATCCATTGATAGTTCTACCTGCACTTCTAGCTTCGTTTTGAGCTTCTTCGTGCATTTCTTTTTCAACACCTGAAAGGTTGTTGTTCATAGAACCTTGAATAGCTTTGAAAAAAGAATACTCACGAACTTCTTTTGGCTCTACTGAAGGAGTAGAAGTTACATTAGAAGCTATCTCAGCGTTCAATTTTTCTTGACGTTCAACTACCTCAATATCTTTAGCTAGTTTGTCAATGTTATTCATCATACCATCGTATGAAGTTTGCTCGTCAGCACTAAAGTCACGAGACTCTTCTTTTGCCAAGTTTAATAAAGCATCAGCTTTTCCGATAAGCTCTGCTCTCTCTTGACGAATTTCAATCGAATTTTTCATATTCGTTTTTTTAATTTTAATTCGTTACTTAATAAATTTAACTTTGAATCATCAAATGATTCCTCAACCTTTTGCTCCACTTCTTCAACTTGAGGGGTTTCTTCTATAGTCGCTTCTGTTTCAAAAGCTTCTTTAGAACGAAGGGCAACATCTGTGTTGGCATAAGCACCTACACCGACTATAGACACGTCAACAAGTCGACCAATTTTATTAATTTGTCTTCTTGCAACATTTCCATCTTTACTCCACTCATCATCCTCTACTGTAAAAGCAAATGAAGATTCATAAAGTAAACCTCGTTTCATTAATTCTGCTACATCATTACCAGTTGTTGTGTTAGGTAAAGTAGCATCGTATCGTAATCCTCTTTCATCTACAGATAGTTTTAAAGTACCACCCATATTTCTATCCAATATTAAGTTTGGATCGTGATTGAAAGTTAAGATTACATTATCTTCTAAGCGACCATCAAAAGCTCGTTTAGAAATCGTTTCTCTAAAGCCTAAATCTCTACTATCCGTATCGAACAAGGCAGCATAACCACTAACTTTAGTCTCTTTTGAACCCTCGTCCAATCGAACCTCATAGTTACCGTTATATATTCTAGTCTCTTTATTTTCCATAATACAACTATTTTTTTCTTCTTGTTTAGCTATTTCTTTAACCTTTTTCTTAGACCAACTAAATCCTGCGTTTCCTCCCCACAATGCCCAAGCTATTCTCCAAGCTGTTGGTCCACCATCTTTTTCTTTAGCAGAATAGTGCTTACCTTTATTGTTTTCGTGTCGGCTAAAGAAACTAAACATTCTTTTTATGCTTGAGAGACTTAAATCACCATTTATTATATCTCTTGCACGAGAAACACCAGTTTGAGTTCCACCTCTACCATACTCTTTTCTCCATTTCAAGCCCTTACGAGCTTCTTCTCTCATTCCATTAGTAGGAGTAGTATTTATATCTTTTAAAGCCATTTAAGCCTCTTCTTCGTTATTGTTGTCAGATATAAACTGACTAGCTTCTGAAGCACTCATTAAACTATTTTTAGGGTAAGCTAAACCTTCACCTAAATTTAACAAAGCACTTACTTCACCTTGAAGCCAACTAACTTCTAACTCTACAATGTAATAGTTAGCGTTACCCACCTTTACTTTAGGTACAGAACCAAACTTACTTAAATTATATTCACCCAGTTCTTCAAAAGTAGGGTGTAAAACTTCAACTAACTCTCCTTCATCATCATAAGAAGGTATGCCATATAATGACAATAACTCACTTGGAATTTTATCCTTGTAAGTAGAGGTGTTTAAACAAATATATACGTTACCTATCATCACTTGAGTTTTTAGAAGATAATACAATCATAGTTAGTATAGCTCTTAAATCTTCAGCACTAATAGTACCTTGTCCACCTTGAAATAAGTCCTCTATAGAATCTAACAATTCAGCTCTTGTTCTCTTATCATTCTTAGCTACAGACACCTTAGTATGTTTGTTTGTTACTACTAATGATTTATAACTATCTCTTAATGTTGAACTTTTGTAATCTCGTTTCGCCATTTCTATTTATTTTAATTCCCGTAATCTCCTGAGAAGTCATCGCTGAATGATGAACCTACTTTATGTTGACTTAATCCTGCGTTATAGTTTTGTTCTATCTCGTCTGCTGACAACGCTTTATTGTAAAGTCGAACATCGTCTATTAAATTTTGATAAAACCTTGTCGTTAATGTATCTCTACCGATTTTAACAGGGAAAGAAGTATCAACATCAACAGATATTATTGTTGATGAACTTTTTAAACTTGTATCTCGATAAGTCTTTAATAATGTACCCTCTCTTGTTACAACTAAATGATACCAATTTCCAACAGTCATATTATCTGTTCCGAAAGTTTTAGTTACTGCTGTACCTGCATTTAGTCTAATTGAAAAACTTGATGCACTTGATGCTAGATTAAATCCTGAACCTCCACCTGATATACTACCATTACTCACTAAAACATTCCAACTACTACCTTGGTTTAAAAAATCATATTTAGCCCAACACTCTAAAGTAAAATCACCTGTACCAAAATCTAAACTACTATCATCAGCTACATCAGCATAACCCGATCCATCTAAATTAAATGAATGCTCTCTAAGTCGAACAGAGTTACCTAAGATGTCTTGTGATGGGTTGTTAGGGTTTGCCACTAAAGTAATCTCATCCGATACTGGAGTACTCTTAGCCCAATCCATCATACCTAATTGTGGTATAGTTGGTTGTGCATCTTCATATGTAGCACCATTTATAGTACCATTGTTTCCTTCTCCTGAACTATCGTAAGCAATCGAACCATCGCCTTCACTTAATGCCCAATAGCCTTTTAAATTAGATAAGGCTATGCTAGTAGATGGATTATCCGTAACAAGGTGATTAGGTTTGTTGTAATCGTATGTTACATCGGCTTGAGTCCAAGGGGTGTCGTATATTTCTAAATCAGATAAAATAAAATCACCGTAAGATGAACCTATACGACCTAATTCTAAATCATCAACTGTTATAGCTGATGTAGTAGTGATTACAACTCTTTTATAGCTTGAAGCTACTATTGTACTTGTAGCAGTAGCATCAACATAAATAGTAGAACCTGTCCAAGTTCCATTTAAAGTTATAGTTCCCGATGAAACTTCAACAGATTGAGATGATGTTACTTGTAATACTTTTTCAGTTGTGCTATCTAGGTTAATCCAAAAAGCTAATGTTTTTAAACTGACACCAATATTTCCACAATCAACATAATCATTAACTCCATCAAAGCTAAGTGACTTTCCTGTGTATAAAGTAGCGTTGTTTGAATTACCCGATGTGTCAGGAGCTACTTGAGTTGAAGAAACTATCTCAGTCCTCTCAAAAGGAAGCCACATTTTTAGCCCTTCAGTAACTATACCAAGTACATTTCGGATTGATCCGATTATATTTTTTATTGTTATTAGCATTAAAGCTATTTAGTAAATTAAAATAAAACCTGAACTTGCATCAGTACCTGTAGCCCAAAGTCTTTTAATCTGAACTGGTAGGAAAGTTCCGTTTGGAACATTTGTAAATGTAACAGCATTTCCTGATACAGTAGTTACTTTAACACTACCACCTGTACCACAATACAATACTGCACCAGGTGTTGTAATATCTGAGTCGGCAGGAGTGTGTTCTATTGCTCTTACTCCTTGCTCATATACTCTATTAGTAGGCTCAAAACTCATTTTTGTAAAATTATTCGTTAGTTATTTCTTCTCTTGTTGTACCTTCACCTAATTTATCTAAAGGCATCATATTACTTTGCATATAAACACTTTCACTTGGTCCACCCATAGAGTTCATATCTTCAAAAGCTCTAACCTCATCAGGTGAAATAACACCAATGTTTACAAGTGTTCTATAGTAGTCTGCTCTCGACTTAGAGTCACCTCTTAGAAGGGCAGTTAAATTAAATTTAAAGTATTGTTTACCTTTTTGTTTTACAGGTATTAACTTTTGATTTAAAGCCATCTCAATACGCTTAATCCAAGGTGTGATAGTGTGTACCACAAAATCGATTTGCTGTGCCTCGATATTAGAGTAAGTGGCGTTACTTAATTCATTCACTAGATGGTTAGGTACTCTAAATAAACGACAAATATCACTAATTTGATATTGTCTAGTCTCTAAGAATTGTGCTTGATTGTTCGGAATCTGTCGTGGAGAGAAGTCCATTCCCTCTTCTAAAATTGCAGTTTTACCTGCGTTAATCGAACCACTATAAGTTTGATTCCAACTAGCTCGTAATCTCTTGGCAGTCTCAGGTTTTAGAGTTCCTGGATGTTTAAGAATACCACCTACAGATGCTCCGTTCTTAAAAAACGAACCTGCAAATTGTTCGATAGATAAAGATATACCTAAAGACTCTGCTGCACTTTGTATCGGTGACTTACCCATAACTCCATCACAAGACAATCCCTTAACGTGGATCATATTCTCTGAAGTTACTTTACCACTAATAGGATAAGGTATTGTTTCGTTTTGTTCTATTTCATAATAAACTTCTCTACCATCAGGTGATACATAGACACTTACATCATCACATTGGATAGGGATTATTTGAGTAGGTAGACCGCCATTGTTTCTTTCAATGTAAGCAAAGAAATTTCCATCGAGGCAAAGGTCTACTAAAGCTCTTTCAAAAAAGCTGAAAGAATTGTAG